TTTCTTTCATTATACCACAATGTACTATGAACGATACAAATAAATTATTAAAAATATCAATTGCATTAGCAATAGTAAATATAGTTCTACAAATATTTTTATAGGAGATTAAAAATGAGTAAAAAAAGATTAAAAGTAAATTTTAATAAAGGTGGTAATGGTGGAGTTAGTGCAAAGCTAACTCTTCCAATAACAATGGTTAGAGAATTAGGAATTGATGAAGAAAATAAGTTCATTGATGTAGTTTGTGAAGATGGCAAAATAATAATTGTTAAATCAGAAACTCAAGAATAGTATAAATATATTATAATAATATGAAAAAAATACATTAAAATATATACTGTGTATTTTTCTGCATTTTGTAGTATAATAAAAACATAGAAATAAAAAAGAGAAATTATAATCTAGTGGAATAGAGTGTGATTTCTATAAATACATGTTTTTATTTATTAGAATCACTCTTATTGCCAGTAAGAGTGATTTTTAATTTATCATAAATAAATGCTCCGATGATGCTAATGATTATAGCATCAGAGTTATTTAATAATAACTTTAAAATTTCCATACTTACACCTCCTTTCTTTCGTGAAAGTAGGTGTTTTTTCTTTTGTATAGAAATCATCACTCTTAGATTATAATTTCTCTAAAAATATTATAACATAAAACCATTTACTAAAATAAAATAAATTGTTAACAGTTTTACTAAACACTTTATTTTCATAAATTAATTATTGAATAAAAATAAATATAAATGATATAATATTTTCATAAGTTAATTTATGAAAATAGGTGATGAAATGAAAATTTTTAAAGAAATATTAGATACACATACTAAGATATGTACTTGTAGAAAAGTGTATAAAATAAATGATGATATTGAAATTATAATTGACCAGAAGGACAATAAATTAGTTATGTGGGGAGTTAATCATAAAACAGATAGGTTTTTAAATTTATCTACAAAGAGATTTAAAATGCTTATGGATGGATTTAAGTCAGTAGCTAGTGATTTATATTCAAGCGGAAGTAAGAATCAAAATTACTATTACATAACTATAGGTAAATCTATTAATAATTCTAAGGCTACAGAAAATAATGATAAAGTAGATATTGATTTATTGAAAGAAGAAATAAAAAGTTTGAAAGAAAAGTTATTGTTGCTAGATAGTGAAAATAATAAGTTAAAGGAAGATCTGGAAAGATATAAAAGAGAGTATTTATATTATTCTAATGAATATACAAATTTGAAAAAAGAAAATGAAAAAGGAAAATTAAATATTCATAATGCTAGAGGAGCAGGTAGAAAGGCTAAATTTACTGATTGTCAAGTTGATGAGATAAAAAGACTTAGGGAAAGTGGAAATACTATAAACGAAATAGCAAAAGTATTTAATTGTTCAGTTGGTTTAATTCATAAATTAATAAATGAAAAATAAATCTAAAAACATACAATATATTCATTTATTAATTTATAAACAAAATATATATGAAATTTATATGGCATAAAAGTATTAGTTTTATGCCTATATTGAAATTTCAACGTTTTATAGAATTTAAGAACTGACATTACCAGTTTTCAACATTATCAACAAGTTTATCAACAAAAATATATGATTTACTAACAAAAAAATATAAATTATCAACAAAAATACCTACTTTTATCAGGAGGTAATAATCTAATTATAGTTTATTTGATTAATATGTATATGTATTATATAATTGTAAATAAATGGAGGTTATTATGAAAAAAAAACATGTACTTACAATTAGTTTATTAGTAATTATTTTTATTATAGGAAATATAGTATATATTTCAAAATTTAGAGGTTTAAATATTTTAGATAGGGATAGTATAAGTATTATTAAAGAAATAAAATCACCTGATGGTAAGAATAAGGCAATTGTTTATTTAGATAGTGGCAGTGCAACAGTACCTAATAACATTAGAGTTGCGATTGTTAAAAATAATAAAAAAAATGCATATGAGTCTAATATCGTATACTTACAGAATAGATCAGATTTTATAAATGTAAAATGGAAAAGTTATAATACTTTATTAATTGAATATAAAGAAGATGGTGATTCTGACATTATAATAAATAAAACTTTATATAAAAATATTAATATTGAATATAAAAAGCAAGGTTAATTAATAACCTTGCTTTTTATCTAAGAATGAACTCTTCTATAGAAATTCATTCCTATTTTAATACTTTCTTGATCTTTAGGGTCATCTCCATAAGGATAAGATCCATTCCATTTACCCCACTCAGGCTTATTTGTACCGGCTTGTGCTTGAGCATATCCAGCAGCCCTTTGTAGTAATTCATCTGTATATTTAAAACATTTACCAACATATCCATAAAGTATGTTGCCTGGAGAATCTCCTCTTACAACTTTATTATCAAATATATAATTTGTTTTACTACTCCATCCTTGATTTTTTAAATCTAATTCTCCATTATTTCTAACTAAATTATAAAATACATATAATTGAGCCGGAGTAGAAAGTTTACTATATTGTTCTTTATATTTATGTTCATATTTTACAAAAAGAGATAATAATTTATCTGTAATATTTTTTAAATTTGATCCTTCTATAAGTTTTTTCCAAGTAGCAGGTCCTACCATTCCATCTACAGTTAATCCAGATGCTTGTTGGAATTTTTTTACTTCTCTTTGTGTAGCAGGACCAAAATATCCATCTGCAGAGTCTAAACTATACCAAAGAGATATAAGTTTCTTTTGAACAGATTTAACGTCTTCACCATACATTTGTGGACTTGTTAATTTTAGTACTCTTGTATATCCAGCTCCTGAACTAGAAGGTTTAGGTTTAGCAGTTGAGCTAAATAATTTATTCCAAGTAGCAGGACCAACTGATCCATCTACTGCTAAACCATTAACTCCTTGGAAATCTTTAACTGCAGCGACTCCTGTTGGACCATAGTATCCATCTACTGTTCCTGCACTATACTTTAATTCGTTTAATCTTCTTTGAACAGCTTTGACATCCTCACCATACATTTGTGGACTTGTTAATTTTAGTACTCTTGTATAAGATACACGAGCCTCGATATCAGTCTTTTCTAATATTAATTCTTTTTCTTTCATAAATTAATTTCTCCTTTGAAAATTTTATTTATAAGCCAATATTATTTACGACTCACATTAAATACAAATGATTTTTTATGCAAAATGTAAACCTTTGAGTAAAATAATTTTTAAATTATTTAAGATATATTTTTTTTATTTTATTTAAAGCTCTTACATGGGTTTTATGAATAGCCTGTCTTGATACGCCAAGCTTTCGTCCTACTTCTGATTCAGATTTATTATTTAAATATATATTCTTGATTACATTTTGTTCTTTAATAGTTAAGCTTTTAATAATATCATTAAGAATGATATTACTTAAATCTTCTGTATATCCAATATTAAATACATCTTCATTTAAATATAAAGTATTATTATTTTTATTTTGATGAATTTTATTTATATGTATATATTGATACTTAATAGACTTAGCTATATATGAAATTATATATCTATCACTTTTTAAATTAACTAATTCTATAGGAATCTTATCTAATAAAATAAATAAAAATAATGTTAGCTCATTTTTCATATCCTCATAACAGCTATTTCTTTGTAACTTATTAAGTAATGGATCAAATTTAAGTAGTATATCTAAGAATTTATTTTTATCTCCCTTTTTAAATTCTTCTACTAACAAATAAATATATCTCATAAAAAACTCCTTTTCGATTTTAAAAATCAAAAAGGAGTTTTTTATTGTATTGTAAACCATCTTTAGACATTTTTTTACATTTTTTTCCGAATAATCTCATATTTCTTCAATATCATAAAATTTAATAGCCTAACTATATAAGCTCTATATAGTCTGCAGATACATAACATGGTTTATTATTATACTTATAATCATACGTAGAGAACCAATTATTTAAGCAGTAGTTGACTTCTAATACAGTACCTTTTGGTATTGTTTTAATTATTTTACTAGATGTACTTCTTTCATTTCTTATATTTAAATTTGCTGTTGTTCTAGCTTTTCTATTATAATCTCCATTTTTATATTTAATTGAAGAATTAGATGTAGGTGCTCCTTTTAATTCTTTTTCGATTAGCTTCTTAAATTCATTCATATTAGTTCTATGAGGACAGTTCTTATTAGCAAAATCTCTGTGAGCCTTAACTCTATTAATTCCCCAACCATATTTTCTAAGAAGTTCAGCGACTACTTTAGCTGCTCTTTTTTCAGCAGCAATAAACTTAGTTCCGCCATCTTTAGAATAACAAATTTCTATAGATATATGATTTCTATTACCTTGACCACTTCCATCTCCACAACTCCAAGAGTTTCTATCAAGTGGTAATCCTTGTATAGCTTCTACATCATCAACTGCTATATGAAAACTTACTTTATTATTATTAGATTTCATATAAGAAATCTCATTTTTAGCACTAGCATTGTTATATGTATTATGTATAGATATTCCAATTGGATTCATACTATATGGACATTTTATATTATACTTGCTACTTTTTACTAAATCTTGTTTTATTAAACTCATATTAATTTACCTCGCTTTTATTATTATATTTTTTATTTCCTTGCTTAAGTTGAACTAATGCATCAACTAATTGCTGTGGAATAGGGAGACCTATAGATGCTGCATTCTCTAAAATACTAGCGCCTTCATTAGCTGTGTACCAAAAACAAACTAAGCTTCTAAATATAAAGCCATGTCCAATTAATCGATCTATTAGTACAGCTAATATCATTATGTAAAATATAGTTACTTTTTTATAAATACCTCTAAATCCATATTCACTGCTTAATTGTTTATAAAAATATGCTCTAGTTATTCCAGTAATATAATCAATAAACATTACGGTAACTAATGTCATTAAAGGTATATCCCATGCTCCAAACAGCCACACAAACACTGTTCCTAATAAAGATATGATATAGTTAATTTTTTCATTATAAATATTCATATAATCCTCCTCTTATCTCATAATTAAAAAATCAAATAATATACAAAAAGTAAACCTAATTTTGTATAAAAAAAGAACTCTTAAAGTTCCAATGTTATATTATTTATATCTGTAAAGTCTTCTGGGTATAGGGCATATGCAAGAGACTGAATATCTGCTCTTAAAACTGCCTGTAGCCCATCCTCTAATCTCTTATTTTTAGCTTCTAAAATGTTTCTTTCCTGCAATAAAAAAAGAACCTCTCCTGGTCCTATAATCTATACTTCTGGAATTGTAGTTGGTATATCATATACTGGCGGATATAATAAATCGAATAACTGATCATACTCTTCTTGAGTTATTCTTGGTCTAGATCCTGTTGCATATTTATTTAATATTCTCTCCATATCTTCTTTACTATCATAATTTTCCATTTCTATTATTTGCTTTAATTGATTAAAGTAAGTTGCACTTCTTCCGAACATACTAAATACCTCCATTAAATTTATTTTGGCTGTTGGATTTATACTTGTTATTAAGTCCTCTAATGCCCATTCTAAATCCATCATACGCATATCATTTTCAACTATAGTTCTATTTTGGACTTTCTGACTTTCTAATAGAGCCGAATTTTCAGCTTGTAAAATGGATATTTTTTCACCTTGTTCTTTTTGTAATACTTCAATAGGAGGCGAATCTGAAAAAATTAAATATTTTTCATTATATAATTCAGCATGTTCTATTAAATACATATCTTTATTTTCTTCTAAAATACTATTTCTCTCATCTTCACTATAGTAATTAATTTTTTTAATCATAACTAACCTCCTTAAAATTTGAATATAAAAAAATCACTCTAAAAAATAAAAAGAGTGATTAAAATAATTTCATTTGTTTTATAGCATTAGTTTTATCTATCTTTTTTAATAAGTCACTATGGTCAACATTCATCATTTCAGCTACTTCTCTACTATCTACAGTTAATACATCTATATTTTCATTTTGTATTTGCTCTAAATTATTCATATATTTATCTCCAATCTTTTTATAATTTTGTACTAAAAAAGCTGTATTAATTTATTTTTAATACAGCTCTTTCATAATTATATTTTTACTAAATTTTCAAGTTTTGAGATTCTTTCTTCTAATATTTTTATTTGATTATCTCTAATATTAATTTCAGTTTTTAAAGCACCAACTATTACACTTATATAACTACCTACACTATATGAATACTCGCCTTTTTTACCTATGATTAACTTACTTCCAACTTTTGTACATACTATATCGTCTGCTATAAATCCAAATTCTTTATGCTTTTGATCAATATAATTATATTTAGCTAGATGTAAATCATTTTTAATAAATTCGTGCATATCTAAAAGAGTTATATCTTCATTTAACTTTGATATTCCAATATTTGAATTTACATACTCTATATTATCTTTATATGATCTATCAGAAGTATTTAAAGAATTTACTGAGTATACAGTTCTGTATCTATGAGTAGATTGTCCTAAATCTAAACCATTATTATAACTAGGATACATTTTACCCGTTATAACTGTTGGATATATCTTTAATTCGCTTCCTAAGTATTCCATCAAAATTGGTTTACCACCATTTGTAGAGTAAAATTTATTACATTGGAATTCAGATGCACCTATTGCATTTGCACCTATTATATTGTTACCATTCATAGCTAAATATCCAGTTAGATTTAAATTGGTATACAAATATGCCCCTTTTGTAATTCCTGCACTTGATTTATCTACAAAATTTATATTAAATACACTTGTTAATCCTGCTCCAGCTATATTTTCTGTATCATTTACCCATGAAGGAGCATATGCAATTTGAAACATATCACAGTTTCCGCTTGCTAAAAATCCAAAACTAGAATATGTGTTACTTGTAGGT